CAAGAGAACCAGTGGTTCGGACACCCATCAAGATTGGGTCAATGGTGTGAGCGAAACAGATTTGTTCTGTGTTCAATGCGGATGCTTCCTGGAATAGTTTGTCATTCGAGTTGGTTGGAATGCTCTCAATCTTTGGAAGCTGGTCTTGTGAGTTCGCAAAAAATGCGGCAGTTTTGCCTGCGTTCTGAGCGCCTTTAAGCTTGTCGATCGTGTTTCTGAGTACGTTCTTTTCCTCTTCTGATTGCGGACGTTTTGGGAACATGATCGCAAACGATGGGAAGATGCTATTCTGAATATTGCTCTTTGCAAAAAATGAAAGGTCGCCACTCAAAAATGCGAAGTTAAGTGCGGAGCTGTATTTTGGCAGAGGATACCAATCTTGACCAAGGGTCTCGACCTCGTAAACGAACAGCTGCTCTGTGTCCATGCAAGTCGGGTGATGACGTTTGATTTCTTGCACGTTGATTCGAGCCGACCAATCCTCACAGATGAAGTACTGATTTGGTTGACGACCACGTCTCACCTTCTCTGGCGATACGTTGTGAGCTCTCTTGAGCTTCATCTTCTCATCAAATACCAGGCGAAAGTAAACACGATTGTGCACAACCAACTGCTCAGTGACTGCTCGTGAAATCTTTTTGATGTTGATTTTCTTCTCGAATGTGTAGAGGTCAAGCAAATCCTTGGCAGTTGCGCCCTCAACTTTGATATCGAAGCCACCACCAATGACAGCGTTGGTCTTATAGTCCACGATGGCACCATGAAGTGGCGAGCTGAACACCATTTGATTGAGCAGCTCTGGATACATATTGTCTTGGCCAAATGAAATCCATCCAGCAGTTGTGTATCTGCCGTTGACGTATGGCAAAGAAAGGTTTGCGCCACCAACTTTCAAGAATGGTGTGCTGAATGCCTCATAATTTGGAGAGATGACTTCCATCTCTGCTGGTTTTTGTGCTCTGAATCTATCGAATATGCCCATGATTAATCGTAAATTGATGATGTCGATGCGCCACTCACAACCATTCTTCCCTCTTCAATGACCACGCCAGTGGTATCGCTGATTTCTGTTGGAGGTATGGTGGATTCATACACCGAGTATGTATATTGTCCCTTCATTAGCTCGACATCAACAGGCTCATCCAGGTAAAAGAGATTGAATCTCTCTGGATAGTCGGAGTCGTCTGGAGCTGTGAAGAGTATTGGGTCGGATGTCGGGTTCATTTCGTTCTGAAAAACGAACAAATAAAATGGCGAAGTCAATGTCGACACCTCTGTGAGTGTCAGCACAATCGAATTCACCTCTCCCTTGTTAATGTAAATCATTTACTTATATTGCAATGAGGTCAAATTTTGTTCACAAAAAAACCCCATCCGTATAGAATGGGGCAATCAAATCAGATTTACTTTGTTTTGGAATTACTAAAGTGATACAAATATAATAAAAAAAGCCACCCGATATGGATGGCTCTTTGTAGTAGGTTATTTAAGATTAAGCAATGACAGCATTCACAGCAGCCTCTTCGATTTCATATGATAAGAAAGCATCTTCCGAGACGAGTGTAACGGAATACTTACTACCATCTGCACGAGTAGTGCCAGAACCTTCACCAACAGCACTCAACTGAAGGTAAGGGAAGTACCAGTATTTACCATTCATATCCTTCACGATTGCGTTAAGGTATTGCTGACCAGCACCCAAGATTTTGATTGCTTGAGATTTGTCTTGGTCACGACGGTGGAACATCAACGAGATTGTTTTTGTCACATAAGATGAACCATTCACAAGGTCAATAGCTGCATCTTCAGTGTAGCTTCCAGTATTACGACGTATCTCGAAAGGAGTATAGTCAGGAGCACCACCAGCTAAAGTGATCGCATCGATTGTCCAAGTGTTGGTTGCATCCAAAGTGAATGATGCAATGTTATCTTGTTGATTAATCCAAATTTTTTCAATGCCTCCACTGTTGTTGTCACATGACTTCACAATGGATTCGAGAGCTTCGCACGACATAGGTATTTGATTTTGAATTAGTTAAAAAAAATAGGGGGGATTTTACACCCCCCCTGGATATATTAAGAGTAGAGAACGATCTCTGCACCATTCACGTGAGTGAAACCAACTTTCATGTTGGCACGAGTGCGGATGTAAGGCTCAGCAACTGTGTCAGCAAGGTTGACAGCTTTCAACGCTTTAGAGTCACCTTCAGCATCGAATGCGTAAATAAGCGAGTCTTTAAGAGCCAAGACAGCAGTGTCATTCGGCATACCTTCACAAACAACAACTTTCACACCAAGGTAAGTCAATGCCAATGGAGTTGTCACATATGTCATGGTGTTGCCAGTGGCAGCAGCCAATTCGTATGCGTTCGCTACGTTTGTTGAAACATACAAGCGAAGGTCAGCTTTTTTGCGCACGATTGCAGCTGGAGCTACTGCGAAAATTTTCGCTAACTCTGCCAATACGTTACCAGCGTTTACAGTTGTGTTTGCAACATCGATGACAGTTGCATCAGCCAATAAGCCTTTGATGTAACCATCACAAAGAGCCAAAGTAGAATTCTCGCTATCTGTGTCACCTTGCCAACGGATAAGCTCGATGTCTTGACCGATAGCTTTAGCCATTTCATTCCAGTAGAAATCCATGAAAGATGCAACAGTGAAGTCACCATTTGAACCTTTAGCCATTTGAAGGGCAAGGAATGATTGCTCCAGGTCAAATTGACAAATTTGCGCCATGCTGGATAACGCACATACTTGAATCTCAACTGCGCTCAAGTCATCATCGGGAGCCGAGAATGAGCAGTTAGATGCCTGCAACGGCTGTGAAAATAACACGGTTGCAAGTTTAGTCTTATCCTTCACACCTGGAAGTAGACGGTAGTTGTCAGCGATTGATTCTTCTGCTAAATATGCTTTAGAGTAGAATGCCTCTGGGTTCGCTGCCAATAAAGCGGATGCGTCAACATCCAAATCGAAACGGAGTTTTCTTGACATTTTTATTTGTTTTTTATTGATTACTGAATTGTTTGAATGCGGCAAATTTTTGGCTCATTGTAGCCTCGGCAATTTGCTCCTCTGCCTTTTCTTCTTCTTTCTCTGCGTACATTTCTTCCATTTGATTGCGGAGGTCAGCGATGATGGCAATCAATGCCTTCTCACGCTCCTCAATCACTGGCATCACGATTGCAAGGATAGCTTCTGCGTCTGTTGCTGGGTCGATAGCCATTGCCTCCTCGGTCGTGGTTGACTCTTCAGTTGTCTCTTCAACTGTTGTGTCTTCCATTGCTACTGGCTCGGCAGCCATTTCTTCCTCAACTACTTCAGCAGTTGGTTCTTTTTCCACCTCTTTGATTTCAACAACCTCGCCGTCTTTCACGACATAGATTTTGTCCTCAATGGTGTGTTCTCCATCAGGTAACTTCATGTTATTTAGTTTAATTTGTTCCGATAACTTGAGACCAAGAAAGCCTTCGATTGAGAAACCAACTTGACCCTCTTCAACCAATTTGTTGTAGTATTCTGGGTCAGTCACTTGAGCAGTCACCATGAGAGTTCCTTCCGGTACTTCGATGCCAAATGTGCTGAATGCTTTGTCTTTGGTCGGGTTGTCCACGATCCATGTTTCAAGGATGTAGGCTGGGACCTTCTTATCTGTGTCATGCTCCAGGTTGAAGATGTCACGATTGCGGAGGTCAGCCATAAACTTAGCATGAATCTTCTCAATGACATCAGCGGTGAACTGCACATAATAGTCACCATCCTCAGAATCTCTGCGATAGATGTCCATTGGTATCATGGCTGGTGCAGTGATGCGGTACTTCACATCGTCAGCGAAAAGCATTTTTTTCTCGCTGCTGAATGCAAGACCCTTCACCTTTATGGCTGGCATATTGGTGAAAGCAATCATCTCGATTCCCAAATTCTCGCCATCAGAGTATTCCTCATCGATGGTGATTTTGTAAATTGGAAGGTCTTTGGTCATGCTTATATTGCAGATTTATTATCTTTGTTCATAAATTGATATTATGATACAAGTATTTGACCAGGAGATTCCTAACAAAATGAGTGAACTGACCATCGAGCAGTTCGAAAAAATAAGCCAAATCCTAAACAACCAAGACTTCGACAACATCGAGAAATATGTTGAGATGTTCAAATATCTTGGCATCAAGGAAGAGATGTGGGATGACTACCCATTCAGCGAGTTCATCGCCCTGGTGCAGCAATTCAACCTTGACTCATACACACCGAATGAAGCTCAGACGACCATCGAGTTGGATGGCTACACCTATGAGGCGCAGCTCAAGCTATCAGTGAAAGAGACCAAGCTCATCGAGAAGATTGTGAACACCAAGCCGAATCATTACATCAGTGATATCTTAGCGATCATGTTCAAACGAACTGACCTATCCAACACCGAGCACTTCACAGATGCGCACCTCAAACACAAAGCAAAGTTATTCCGCACACAGAAAGCAGAGCTCTGCGTTCCATACATTGTATTTGTCACCGAGAAGATAGCTGAATATGCCCAAGCCAACGCTGCCCAAGGGGTGGAATCAAGTCAGTCTTGAGCAGTTCATTGAGCTGCGTCAACTCAAAGCAGAGGATGGTGCGTTCAACCACAACATAGATATCCTCTGTGCGCTCACAGATGCCGTACCAGATGACTTCGATGACCTCGATATCGCAGAGGTAGCCGAGATATTCAAGGACCTTCAGTGGCTCTACACCGAGCCGAGCAAATTATATACCGATAGGATTGGCAAGTTCTATCTCAAGCCAATGACTGACCTCACTCTCGGTGAGTTCATCGACCTGGAGTACTACTTCACCAGCGACTACATCCAGTATCTGCCAAACATCTGCGCTCTGCTGTATCGCATCCCATCACTTGTGGAGGATTCAGTTGTCGCAAAATGGGAGTCAACTGACTTCAAGACCTCGAGTCGGGTGCATTACTTCCTGGACCAACCAATCACCAAGATGTATGGTGTGCTGACCGAGTATATCAAGTTCAGAGATAACTTTATCACCAGCCACAAGAATCTAATGACCGAGCAAGTGGTGGATGACATCGATGACATCACTGACCCAGAAGAAAAGAAAGAAGCGGAGCGTGAGAAGTCATCACAGAAATGGGGCTGGGAGCAGCTTATCTGGTCGATGTGCAACGGTGACCTCACCAAATACGACCAAGTCATCAACATGAAGCTCGTGCTTGTGTTTAATTTCTTGGCGATGAGAAAAGAGCTGGAGATTTAGTAGTCCAGTGAGTAGTTGAATTCACCGAATAACGGCTCGAAGTCATAGATGACCTTTGGTTTTTTACGCAATAGATTGCCGAGCTCCAAGATAGGGAACTTCTGCGCCAAGTCAGCCACATACATTCCATACATTTCAGCAATCAATCCATTCATCTCAAGTGCTACGTTGAATTTCTGCACCAAATCGAATGGAGCAATCGTTGCCGTTCCATTGTTGAGGTAGCCAAAATAATAGGCAGCAAGAATCTGAATGCGGAGATTGCCCTCTGTGGTCACCTTGGCGTTGATACGCACAGAATCATACAAGGTACCAGTGTCGATGAGTGCCTCATCCTTGATGACTTTCTTGAGAGTGTTGGCGACTCGCCTTCTCAAAGGATATTTGAAGTTGTATTCTCCAGTGTTTGCGTAACGTGCCATTACTTATATTGCAATTAGTCCGCAATTTGTTTAGGAATCTGGCAGTCGGTCCATGAATCCATGGTGAATGTGATGGTCATCAACCACCCAGCAGCATAGTCGAGAAGGTCATTGTTGAGCGGTACGAGAGCTGGGAATCCGACCACATCAAAATCACGATCATTATCATTGAAAGTGTAGTTGAGATATAGGTCCATGAGAATCTGGTGGCAGTCACTCAAGATGGTGTTGATATTTGCACGGTCTTTCTGAATGATGTCGAAGCAGTAAATCTCAAGCGTGAAGTCATTGGTGTTCTCGGTTGGAATCGCATCCACTGGCACGATGTACACAATCGGATACTTCTCATCCTTGGTGGCGAAGTTGAATAGCTGCTCTTTGAAGTCAGAGCCCACCTTTTTGACTTGCAGATGGGCGTTGTAGAATGCGATGATTTCGTTGACGAGTGCTTGATAGCTTATCATAATACTGAATTTTTCATGATTTTGTTGACCTTATTCTGTGTGGCTGTTATCTCGGTTTCAGATACCACAGCAGTGACAGTGATGTTCTGCCCTGACTCCATGGATTGCGGAGCTCCAGCGTTGTTGGCTGCATTGCCTTGACCGAATAGGT